GCAGCAAGGCTAATGTCTTTAACTTTATAATCCATTATGATTGTGTTTCCTGTTGAGTGTTTTTATTAGGGCCTTTCTGACTTGATGCTGGATCTACAAACTTACGATTTTTAGCAGCCGCTTGTGCAGATTCTGCAGCAATCATTAGATTTAAAAACTTTCTGCGATCATGTTTATTTTGAATGCCACAGGCAAGTTTTTTAGTTGTTTTTGAAAGATTGAAACTTGAGTTAGTTGCCATATTATTTCCTATTTGAGTTTAAGTAAGTATTCTGCACCAAATTGACCTTGATCAATTTCACACAGTGCTTCGACCACTGATTTGTTTGGGTAAGGTTTACGATTACCATTCTTATCTGCGATATTTCGTGTGGTAGCAATTTCGCGGGCACGCACAGACGCAGCCAAAATCATTCTGAAACGGTTACCTTCAAAGGGGGTTAGACAGTTATCGATATTGTAGCGTTCTACGGTATTGACGGCTTTGATAGACATTGAATACTCCATTAGTGATTGAATTTACATTTAAGTATAACAGGTTATTACATTAAGGTCAACTATTTTAATTATGCTACAAATTCTTCGCCATGTTCTGCGGCTTCTTGTCGACGAGTGTCTAACCCTTGTTGGTATTTTTGTTGCCAATCTTCACTACCACGCACCGTAGCAATATATCTTTTACCTTCTGAGCTTGATGCCAAAGGTCCAAAATAGATACCTGGGCTTGATTTGCGTCCACTGCCCATAGTCACTGTTTTACTTTCAAAATTAACACCTAATTCTTCTGGATTGTGTTCCATAGCAACGATATCTTTGACTGAATTGATAATTCTAAATGTTTGGAAACTTGAATTATATAAGATAAAACCGCTTTGATATTTTCCGGCGGCATATTCTAACATGGCCATGATACCTTGTTCTCTAGCTATAGTTGTAGCATCTTGATTAATTATAGCAGTTTGGATTCGTTTGATAGCGGCTGAGAAATTATATCCCACTTCACGTAGTGTTGTTACCGCAGGGAACATAGTTGAATGTAATTGTGTTAATACTTTAATAGACTTACCATTGGCAGCAAGAGCCTCAATAACGAACGACATGTTCTCTAATCCGCCCGGTCTGAAATCAGCTTTTAGTGTTTTTGGATGTTTGGCCAATCTAGGATTAACTGCTTCTACAACTGCTAGGAATTGTTTACGCACATTAGCAGGAGCGATCTCCCCAGTGGCGTCTAACCAAGCATTACTGTTGCTAGCACCTTTGGCGCCTACGCTGACAGAACTGCTTTTAACTTCATATTTTTTACCTTTGATCAGCAAGTCACCTGTAGGTGCTTTTTGTGCGCCGCCCATGATAGCTAACATGGCTTCAAATGGTCCGGTGGCCGCTCCTTGTCCTGAGCTTAGGCTAATATCTAATAGTGTGCCTTTGATACTGTTAAACACCTGTTGGATAGTAGGTGGTGTTTTAGTGATAAAATCTTCTAATTTACCTGTTTTAGCTTTCATCATTCTTGGAAGATCTAATGCAGTACCTGCATCACAGGCCTTTAAGAATTCTATTTTGTCTTCACGATTGATATCCATGCCAAACATACCAATCAAATTACGTGTCCATTTTAGGCTTAGGTTTAATTTTTTAGCGATATTTTTCGCATACTGTTCCAATTCTTTGTCCATGCGGACGATTTCACCTTTGGTATCTAATTCAATACTGGCTTTGTGTGAGGCAAATGCCTGTTGAACCGGTTTACTTTTAGCTATCTGTTTAGCTACTGCCACTGCATTTTCAGCTGATTTAAGCAGTGCCTGTAATTGTGCTGGGTTTGCTTGTAGTGCTAGAATAATATTTTGCACGATAGCTTGCTCGGATGCTGTTGTAGCTTCAGCTAAGGAATTCCCCAATGCCAAGGTTTGTATTAGTTTATTGACTAGGTGTTTTGCTGGGCTATTTTCAGGTAATTGAGTAGCCTGTTGTACCAGAGTCTTTAATCTAGCAACAGTGGAGTTAACTACACTAGGACTAATTTGTGGTTGTTGTAATTCGTTAATTTTCATGATATAGTATTTATCTGCGTTCTATATCATCTTCATCGCAGGCGATTCCATACTGTATTTCAACGATTTTACAAGGTTTCTCATAGGGATTACCTAGTTTATGCCAGGTTTCAGCTGGAATATCTGAATGGCCATGGCGTGATAATATTGTGCCATACCCATTTTCATCTTCAACTGTACACATGCCTTCAGCAACATGCCAATGCTCACTACGATCAAAATGCCGTTGCAATGTCAGACTTTGTCCTGGCTCTAGCGTAAGCTCTTTGACTTTAGTCCCTTGGGCTTCATGTAGGACACGATAATATCCCCATGGACGAATTGTTTTAGGAGCTTTCCACTCATCTAAGATCCAACTACTCGAATTCTTTTTATCTGTGCCACCTACTCCAAATTCAAAGATCACGTCAGGCTCTGACATTTCTGGGATATTATCTGCTGTACGATCACCACCGTTGGCAAAGATAATAGTGCTGTTAGGGTACATGATTTTGACATTGCGGATAGCTTCTATCGCGTGATCTTCTGTATCGTTAAACAAGATACAGTGATCTACCATCTTAAGATTTTCGATGATCTGTACACGTTCATAGCTGGGCATGAACTCACGACCTTTTTTACGACGTAGCCAGCTGTCACTGTTTACCCCAACTACCAGGATGTCGCCTAGTCTTTTGGCTGCTTTAAAATAATCTATGTGTCCTGAATGTAGTGGATCAAATCCACCGGTTACCAGAACCACTCTATTTACCATGCTTATAGCTCTTCCTGGTAGGAGGTGTACTTTTAATTGTTATTGGTTTAAGTATTCTAGTTTCTTTTGAAGTATGACTAGCTTGGACCACAGTGGATTTATTAGATTTTGTTGTTTCGTTAAATACTCCAGAGGTTTCTGTAGGTGCCGGGAATTCTACACTTCTACTTTGATAATCGATGAAGTAAAGTTCTTTATCTAACCAAGGCATAACAATTTCTTCTTGTTTAAGAAATCCGTTTGCATTAATACTATCGACTATTGTAGGATGTAATAAATTTTTATCGATCAAGTCATACCATGTAGTAGTCATTGGGTCCATTGGTGCAATGTCTGTTTTATATACTGCCATGTTAATCCAAGGATCTTGGAATTTTTTTAGTAGATATGCATCTCGACAATCAAAGCCGTTAACGGCCAACATATAAATTAAATTAATTGGGTTATAGTGGAAGTAGCATCCGCTATACCCCCTACTATAATGTCTATTATACTCAATGCCTGTATGTTGTGGAACACTGAGTAACAACATACCATTGATAGTCATGTAGCTGTTCCACATACGCAAGGTCTCTAAGGGATTAATGCTATATTGTAAACTTTCATGTGCCCAAATTAAATCTATGCTTACAGGAAATAAGGTTGGTCTATCATAGATATCATGTATTTTATGTATATTTTTAAGATTAGGGACCTGTGATAAACGATCAGCATTGTTATCAACAGCAAAACAATTAAAATTATAAGGTTCCGGGGGTTCATTGTTATTTTCTAATGTAGCCCACCAAGCTATATCTTCACCTGTGCCGCACCCTAGATCTGCAACATGGCGTATGCTTTCTAAGAACATATCATACTGTTGTATAGTTTCTAATATAGGTAAACTGTGTCTAGCCAATTGATGCATCCTCCATACCTGCTGTTCTCAAGCGTGTTACATGTCCAAGCATGAAGTTCTTGCTTTCAAGTCCTTTCATGATACCTAACCACTTGTTACGTAATAAGGCTACTTCATTGATAATAGTTTCAAAGTCAATAACTTCGTCTTCACCATCGACATATTTTTCTACATCACGACTTGTTAATGCTCGTTGATAGTTTTCTAGATATTTTTGGAAATGTGTTCTGCGGATCTTTCGTAGCTTAATATTTAGGTAATTGAGCACCGCTTCAATCTCTTGTAGTTGATTAAAGCGACGCTCCGTTACACCGGGCAGGCCAGCAAGATTCTTTTCTATGTTACCATAGACTCCAACTTCCTTGCGTGCTTCTTCTAATTCCTTTTCATAGTGTTGTATGAAATCAGGAATTGAATTAAGACTAGCTACTACTCTTGAATACCACATTAGTAGTCGTCACTTCCGTCGAGATCTTCTTCCTCGTCTGCATCGACTTCTTCACCTAGATATTCTTCAACTGCACGTTTAAGATAACTATCCGTACCACCAAATGTTTTAAGATCACGCTCAACAATGTTATGATCTGCAACAACACTGATCACATGATCGGCCGCGGCCTGGCGATCTTTGGGATTGATATATTCTTTACAAGTAAGCCAAACTTCACCTAATGCATCTAATTCAATGCTCATTCTGCTGTCTCCTCATCTGTATCAACTACTTTCGACTCAGTACTTAGCAAGTTAACATTAGATGACAATTCTTTCATAACTTTGTCTAAACAGCCATCTTCGTTGCGTTCCCATGCTTTGCGGAATTGTTTAATAGTTGTTTTATTAGCAAAGGTGTAAACTAAACTGTTACCTTCTTTAGCCAACAAGCTCTTAGCTTCCAACATGTCTGTTAAGCCGCTGTATGGACTCATACCAGTTTCGTATGGTATCTCAACTTGCACTGACTCAAACGGTTTAGCATATCTGGTCTTCATGATCTTACAAGCTGCACGGATACCGTTTACAGTTGTAGTCTTATTGCCATCGGCGTCTGTTTTAAGTTTAAGTTTGCGCATCGCGACAACGATACTTGAAGCGTAGATAAAGCCTTGACCACCACTAATCTTATCATCTGGATCAAACATGTCCTGGCTCGCATAAGTGTGATTCGTACAAACTAATCCAAGATTCAATGTGCCAAACATGTTGACACAGTTACGGACGAGTGCTGTAAGTGCTTTAGGTTTACGGCCCATATCACCTTTCATTTCACCCGCTTCAAACTGGTTAACGTCTGTCGGAGTTAACATCATACCTAAACTGTCTAATACAAATAATACCTTTGGACGATCTTCTTCTGGTAGTGTGCGATACTCTTTAACAAAGTCACTGATAACTTTGGCCACATCATCGATCATAGCCATGTTAAGTTTAAGAAGTTTTTCTTCTGAAGTATCTACACCGAGTGCGTGTAACCATGCTTCGTCAAGTGCGTTTTCTGTATCAATTAAGATTACATAAATGCCTTGCTCTTGTGCATGACGTACAATATTACCTGAACAGATAAATGATTTACCTGCGCCTGATTCACCAGCAAACACAGTCACTTTACCCATTGGGATACCTTTGTTAAAGTCTCCGCTTAATAGATAGTTTAATGTGTAGTTGCCGGTTGAGATCCAATCAGTTGGATCATTAAA